GGTATATCAAAAGGTTCAACAACGTGTTTGCTCCTGTCAAACTCTGGGAAAGCAGCGCCTTCATTAACATCCCAGTTTCCCTCAAGGAGTTGCTTCCGTTGATGCTCAGGCAGGGACAGAAGCATTGCTTCGTAGTCACCGCTCTCAGCTAGGTGAGGGTTGTCAAACAAACTAGCAGGTATAAACCTACGCTTAAATAAGGGTTCACCTTCTTTACTGTGTCCCTTTGGGTAAGATAGAGTTTCACCAGTCTCAATGTCTGTAGCCCAGAAGGGCGTATTAGACGGAGAAGGATCAATGAACATTTTCTTAACCCAAGAGTGTCCTGGTCCGCCGGGGTTTGTAGTAGCTCGCATGTAGAGTCCTAACTCCTTGGAACTACTACGTAATCTTGAGCGCATATAGTTCCACCCATAGGGGGACTGCCATTGTGTAAGCTCGTCGAAGGCTACATAGTTAAACGCCTGTCCTTGATAGCGCATAACGTCTGTGTCTTTGTCGAGGTAGGACATCCAAAGACGTCCCCCTCTAGGTGTGGTCCACTGAGATTTGCGTTCTGACCACTTTATCCCTGGTATCGCTTTAGGGTACAGATCTTGACTCTTCTGTATGAGTTCCCTAAGTTCTTCTGTAGTGTGACGTACAAGTAGGCCACTGAAGTCTGGGTTGTTTAAGTCCCGTAGTGGATCTGCAAGTGTGGCATATGATTTACCTCCACCCGCTGCCCCACCATATAGCACTTCTCGTTCACTAGACGCTAGATATTGTGTCTGGGGGCCAGGGTTAGGCTGAAAGACCACGTCTCGTGCGGCTATGGGGTCAAACTCTGGTGGTTTAACTTGGGCGGGTACTGTCGTCTTCTTCGTCTGTCTCGTAGGTGTAGTACCCAAGTCTTTCTTTTTCGAGGATCTCGTACTGCCTGAGCGCTTTTTCGAGCCGCTTGGCGAGGTTGCGTTTAATTGCAGCAAGCGACTTACGTTTTCTTTCGACATCTATACGCTTTTTCAACCCCATGTGTGATATGTATCTACCTGACTGCGTAGAGAGCCAAGCACTAACCTCCCTATAACTATACTGCTTTAGATGCTTCTTTGCAAGCACTAAAAGCTCTAACTCTTTAGATATAGGTTTAAGCCAGTCGTCATCCTCTGGATCTATCTCGTAACCAAAAGGAACTTGATGCGATACTCGTGGGATTCTCTCCCATCTCTTTACTTTAAAGTCAGGCTTAGGCAACATCCAGTAGCCTATACTCTCACGCTCTTTAGCTTTAGTTATCCGTATCATCTTGTTCTTTAGGAGGTAGAATAAACAAGCCGCCTGAGGCTTGAACTTCTACTCGCTCTGTCTTTACAATACCTGCACGATCCAAAACCTCTTTGGCTGCTTGCATCTTTTCTTTTACACCCAACTCTGTAGGGTCCATAAGCGCCTGACCAAAGGCTACAGCTGCACGTGGTCCAATACGGGCCATGTACGTCTTAGTACCCTCAAAGATCTCGTCCTTAAGAGAATCAATGATAAGCCTTGTAGGCGTGTTATCGCTGTAACCAGCAAGCTTCTTAGCTTGGACTACATCACCGCCAGCCTCATCAAAGAGTACCTCCAAGAACTTTTGTTGATTCTCTGTTAATTGTCGTGCCATGTTGTTTCCCTTAGTTACTGCTTTTTCTTAGGCTTACCATTTATTTTGTTTCTTCCCAAGGAAATAAAACCCCACGCCAAGCAAACCAACTCCTGATAAAAGAACCAATATACCCACAGTCCACTCAATAATCGCCTGCTTAATCTCCGCTTTACGATACAGAGTTTTCTGACGGTCCTTGCGCACCTGGCCTTCGATGCGAAGAAGCTCTTCCCACGCCGATTGGCCGTATCCAAACTGGATGTACTGCTTAATCTCTGCACGTAACGCCTCCGCTTGCTTCTTCTTGGCGAAGATGTCCATTGCGCTAGGCCCATTACCGCCAAACAAAACAGCATACCAAGGAGGGTTTTCAGAAGTCTTGTGCGCCCAGTCTAAATCAGACACAGCACCAGCGAACTTTGCTAGATCATTAGATATACCACCGATATCTTTACCAAGCTGAATGCCCCTCTTGATTGCCGATACTGCGGTCTGAGCAACTGCAAAAGCTGTAACGGGATCAATCATTTTAACTTAACCTCTATAGGACAGACAGAGTCATAACTTATTCTGTATACTCTGTCGTACCATCCCCCATTCTTTGGTAAGCTGCAGTCATAGTAACAATACTTAAATAACCTGCTACCGCCCTCAGTCCATGCGTGATTGAGTGCGGTAAAGGCTAGTATACAAAACAAAGCTACTTGAAACCATCTGCTATGACATTGCGTATTTCCCCACGACCAATGCCAATATCATGTAACTCTTTGTCTGTCATGCTTTTTAGAATCCAGTAGTCAGCACGAGCTTGTTGTGCCTTTTGTATACCTGCCAAGAAGTCTGTGAATGCTTTAATAATAAGTGCGAACATTGTAGTTTCCTATGTTAAGCCCAGCGCCATTGCTGGGACACACATAGTTATACTCTTTTTATCACTACTTACCTCTACTAATTTTGCATACCCGCTACCCTACGCTAGCCAACAGGTACAAACGTCTCTTCTACTGTAGCCATAATGTCTACATGAGGGTTATTACTGCCTGAAGGTGTGAATTTAATAGTATCACCAGGCTCAAGCACTATGTATGCACCTGACCACTGAATGAACTCTGAAGCGCTAATGTTCTTGCCGCCCAAGATATGAACATGCGAGCCATCTGCACGGTCCCACTCAACATCAACATCGGTGGATGCAGCCCCTGTGTTAGTGATATACAAGAGATTCAGGTGCGCCCGACAGTTATTGGGACACACATAAAGCGTCTCTTCTTGATCCCGCACTAAGCCTGTAGTATTAACAGTGCGAGGGCGTACACTCTTATTACTGTTAATAAATGTAGACATTACTCTTCTTCAGCCTTCTCTTCTGGGGCTTCAACTACAACAGCCTTAACCTTCTTAGGCTTTGGCTTAGGTGCAGGGGTAGCCTCAGCAACTCGACAGATGTCAGTCACGTTAGGGTCTTTACTCTGTACGTTACCGTAGTTGTCTTCACCAGCAGACTGATTACCCATTTCATCCCAAACGTAACCATTAGCATCTACAGTATAACCTGCAGCCTCAAGCGCTTTCTTATACTTGTGGTAATACTTCATTGTTACTTAGCTTTCTTAACAGGACGTGCAGCAGGATTAGATGCACCACAGGAAGCCATGCCACCCTTAGCGTAACCCATCTTCTTAGTCATACCACCACCCATGTAGCCCATCTTCTTAGCTACTTCAGGGGCTTCTTTCTTCAAAGCCTTCATGCCTTTGTTCATCATAGTCTTAATCCTCTTCCATCATGTTTTTATCTTCGGAGTCCCATCCTTGGCAGGACTTCTCTTGGCTACATACAAACTTAAACTTAGTACAAGCGCCTGTACCTGACTCAATCTTCAGAGCTTTAAGTGTCTTCATACGATTATCAAAGTATTCACAGTTACCGCACGTCTTAAGTGCAGCCATGTCAGCAGGCTTATCCCAAGCCTTACCTAGTTCCTCTGCAGAAGCACCATACATCCAGTAGGTCTCTGCACGGTCACGGTTCTTAGGGTCTACCTCTGGTGGCTCCCCTAGCATTAAACTCATACCTACCATCATGTTTTCTTTGTCCTATACTTAGCTGTCTTCTTAGCGATCTTCTTAGGCTGTGCTACGTGCTGTTTGCCTGCAGCAGTACCCTTGCGTTTAGCTTTGCTCGTAGCAGCGTATTCTGCAGGGCTGAGAGCGTCTCTAGCTTTCTTAGGGAGGTAACGCTCACCTGTAGCCTTCTTGCCTTGCGTAGAGGGCTTACCTGACTTGGTTCCCCACTTCTCATCGCCCCACTTCTTGAGTGACTTCTGAGGGGCCTTCATTTGTAGCCTCCGCCCTTAGCTTTGTACTGCTTGGCTACCATCTGAGCTTTACGTGCAGACCACTGACCCGGCTTCCCGCCCTTACTGCCAGCCATTACTTTAGCTACAAGGTTCTTACGCATGGTAGGCTTAGTGTAGTTACCTGCAGCATTAACCGTAGACTTCTTAGCCATTATATAGGCTCTCCATATTCATTTAGTGAACGCATCGTTCAATAAGATAATCTCTAGTTTCTGTACCTGTAGGGTCAGATCATGTGTAGTAGATATATTCCAACCCAATAAGGCCAAAAGAGCAGCCATCAGAACGCCTAAAGTAGCTTTACTTTCCATGTCACACTACCACTTCTCTTTGTCTGCCCAGTAAGCTGCACTCATCTTGCCCTTAGAGATGTTCTTACCGTGACGGGCCTTGAAGCTAGCACGTTTCTTCTTCATAGCTTCAGACTCACCTGCTTTAGGCTTACCAGCTGTCTTAGCGCCCTGCTCACCAAAGCGGATAGTCTTTATCTTATCACCTTCTTTAGCGACTACAACGTGAGACTTCTTCGGGTGGTTAGGGGTACGCTTAGGCTTGTTGAAGCCCGATACACCAGCACGAGCTAGTCTAGGGTCTTTCTCGGTAGAAGGCATAGTTACTACTTTCCTTTAAACGGTACTCTTCGTCCACCACCGGGCATGGGCATTGGCACTCGTTTTCCTGGTTTACCAGGTTTCTTTGGCATTGGCGCAGGCACTGGTCTTTTTGGTCTACCAGGTTTCTTAGGTTTACCTGGCATAGGCGCAAGCACTGGACGACCAACGGGACGACCTGTATCAGGTTTCATATCAGCAGGACTTCCTGGGAATGGTGTAGGTTTCTTTGGGAATGGTGCTGGCTTTTTTCTACGAGGCTTCTTTGGCATAGGCGCACGCACTATTTTTGCTGGTTTACCAGTATCTTTAGGTATTATACCACGTGATTTATCAGGAAAGTATGGTGACACCCCAGGTGTTGGCTTTTTTCTACGAGGTTTCTTTGGCATAGGGGTTGGCATCTTCATAGTCTATATTCCTTTTATTTACATCAACTCAAAATGGGGACCATCAATGAAGGGTCTACGGCCTTGACTACGACGAAGATCCACGTACTCCATCATAGCTTCCTCCATAGTACCAACATAGCCAGTGATGTCACCTACAGACCAAGCTGCACCCCACTTGAGTGGTACACCCTCTTCATTAGCTGCCTCTGCCATAGCATCAGCAATATCGTCGTACAGATTAAGTTCCCACGCTACGTCTGAACCTATGTAAGCTACGAGGTCCACTGCGTGGCTGTACCCGTCCCCTTGAGGCAGGTGCTTAGAGTTCATCGTCTGCGATTTACCTGCAGCTACAAGCTTCTTCTGTTCAGACACAGAACGTACACCACAAGTAACACCAAAGTCTACCTTGGTAATCTCAATAGCTCGCTTAACTACACCTACAAGGCCGGGATGTACACCCTCAAGCCTAGTAATTGATCTACTTGATAGTCGAAATGCCATATAGTCTAATCTTTCTTATTTAACCTAAACAAGTTACGTAAGCCTCTAGCTATCTCGTTAGGGCTAGGGGCAAGCCAACCTAACACCAACAACAACAATAACAGCGGGTCCATCTCAGTAATCTTAGTAGTACTGTTGTCTTGTACTACTGTATCGACTGGACCCTCAGGGCGAAGCACAGGTCGGTAGGTAGTATTAACGCCTACGTTCTGACTGTTCTCTTTGCCTATCTGTGTGTTCGCTGCTACGTTAGTGCCACTACCACCTAATCCACCCAGTAAAACACCAGGGATCTGGGAGCAGTTACCTAGTGTCGTGACTGCTAGTGCTGCTGCTAGTAGTGTTAATCGTGTGGGTATTCTTGCCATTAACGTATATCCCAAAGAACCCTGCACCAGCCCCAACTATAACAGACACAAAACCAGCCTGGGCATTAGTAGGGTCAGGTAACGCCATGAACCAAGTAGTAGTATTATAGAAGGCCAGCCCGTACAAGGTAATAATCATACGAGGCCAGATACGCCACCTGTCTAACCACTCTGGAGTCATCCGTACTCACGCTCCCGCTCAGGGTCTAACACTTCATTACGGGTCAAGTGACCCTCCAAGTACATAGCACGCTCCACATGATCAAGTGTGTACCACACACCAGTGTCATTATGAATAGCTGTACGTACATAAAACACGTCTGACTTAGGAATATGTACTTTACTCAACCTATGTGAGTCCTTAGCAGCTAAAGCTACATAAAACTCAGTCAATACATCTTCTGATGCGTATAGTTTTACTCGGTTTTTCATGGGAGTCAAGTACTTTGTTACTACAAATTTGGATAGTTGTAAGTGTTATAGTATAACTATGTAGTTCTAACTACCATAGATTACTTAATCTAGAGGTATAACTACTTACTAATACAAGGGTACTGTAGTATAACTATAGAGTCAAGCTATTTTCTTGAGTTATAACTACTATAGTTTAACTATATCTAAGTCTAACTACTTATTTAGATTAACTACTTCTAAGTTTTAACAACTAATAGTTTAACTATACCCCCTTACCCCCTATAGTCCCCAGTTATACCCAAAAGAGGGGGCCTTGTCAAGCGAATAAAGATGCAGTTAGTCTAAAATAGTTTGGAAGTGTTGCACTATTCACACGAATAACACAGGATGTAGCCTACTAGCGTTACTTTATAACAGTCTGGCACGAAAAGGTATACGTATTAGCATGCCCATATAGCGATTTGAAAAACCCCGTGCGTGTAGGAGTACATATACAGGTAACGTAGGGGTGGGGGGTGGCCCATGCGCCCCCCTTATGCGTGTGCATGTGTGTATACCTAGGCATAATGCGAGGCTAATACATTGAAAGTAAAGGCTTTCTATAGTCATTCGATATGTCAGGTAGGGGAATATCCATTGTTTTCACGGGGTTACAGGCGCGTGTGCAAGAGGCGGGCTTTCATGCATGTAAATACCCATACCCCCCTGTGACGCTTGCACACAGGTACACCCCCACCCCGTCATGCACGATGCACGTCTATCCACGCCTAACGCTCATGCATCCACGTCATGCCTGCACTTGGGCGCATCACATACACATCACGCGAGGCAATGTTGCTAATTCGTTCCAATGCTTTGGGGTGATTCGTTTCGGCTCAATTCGGCTCTGGTTTCTAGTCTCGGACCGTCCGAAAGCAGGATATACCCTAAAGGGTAAAATAAGTGTTTGACATGCTAATCGTTATCAGCCAACTTAAATGAGCAAACGGCAATCATGCCACAACCCGAAAAAGGATCTACACCATGTCAAATACAGCCATAGCACATCTCGACGCCACAATCACTCATGACGGTAAAACACATACATTCAGCCAAGCATGTGATCATGTTGCTCACCTATTCGATAAGCGGGACGATATGGCAGAACTTGTTCTGTTGGAGACAAAAGGCATTGGCGAATGGTTGCTTGTCCTCCGCTCTGTGTACAAGTCTGACAAGCAATTCGGACAAGCCATAGCCGCCACCCCGTTGTCCAAGCGTAGTGCTCAGGATCGTAATGATGCGATGTTTGTTGCGAATAATTGGGCCAAGGTCCAAAAGCTTAACGCCAAAGGCGAACTGAATGCCCTCGGTGCATCTGCAGTACGGAAACGCCTCAAGAAAGCGGAAGCCGTAGGCAATACTTCTAAGGGCAAAGCCAAGCCAGAGGCTGACGCCAAGCCTACCGATAAGGTAACCGCAGTGGAAATGGCTCACGCTGTACTTGAGCAGCTTGCCAAAGCAGACATAAGCGTAGCTGATTTCCGTAAGGCATTCAATGCTGCAGCCAAGGCAAGTGCCTAAGCCTAAGCGAGGCTCCCTTCGGGGAGCTTCACTGTCTTACCTTCGGACCGTCCGTAACAAAGCTTCAAAGGATATACATATCATGCCTAAACTTATGATCACACTGCTCGCCGTACTATGCTCCTTATCGTTCTCCATACTGACAGTCATAGCGTTTTCCATAGGCCTAGATCCGCTATCAGTCGGGCTGCTAGGTTTCATGGGCGTTGTATCTTTTGGCTTTGCATTAGTCACAGACGATACATGAGGTACATATGCAAGCGCCAGCGTATGAGATTACGCCCAGATAAATACCTGTGGTATCACGCATCGCAATGGTTCAACCCTAAAAAATATGGTGTTGACAATCATTTTGCTATGGAGTCTCTTATATATACGCAAGAGATTGATGGTTCTACATTCGGACCGTCCGAAACTAAACC